CGTCGGTGGTGCCGCTCATCACGAAGGACATGGATCCGGTCTCTGCGCGTGCCTGCCGATCAATGTCCATGCCAGGAGGCATCTGATTGAACTTGCGGGTGTCGACGTCGTCTGCGCGGACTTCTCTCCACTTCTGCATATCCTGCGGTTCGTGCGCCGAGCCGAGAGCAGGAGCCTCCCCGCCTGTCCACGGGAGCCACTTGTCGTCCGCTTCATCCTTCTTCGGTTGAGCGGGGCTGATCTGAAATTTCTCTTGCAAAGAACGCATTTCACTCTCCATGGAAAATCGGGGGCACGAAGCCCCCGATTGAACTGCCTAGGGCAGATTACTCCGCCACGTCGCGAGGAGTGGGCATCCAACCATCCCCAGGATACGACTCAGCCGTGAGACAGACCAGCGGCATGGTGTGAATCTCGGCATTGGCCTGATTCGAGATGTCCATGCCCGGCGGAAGATAGTTGAATTTCGCAGCTTCGCCGAACGGCGTGTCCTGCTTATCCAGATATCCGTCAGTGATGAACCCCGACACTTCACCGATGTCGTTGTAGGTGCCGCTCATGCCTCCGATTTGAGCATTGACCCGATTCATGGGGTTCGCAAAGCCGGCAGATTCTCCAATCTGCCCTTTCTGCTTACCTGCCATGTTCTGGTCACGGGCAGCACTCTTCGGGGGAAGAGTGCTGTCCTCGCGAGTCGTGTCCGCGGCGCCCTTGAATTGCTTCTTCGTGCTCGTGTTTCCAGCCATGATGTCCTCCTTAGACAGTCAGATTGGCGAGAGGGAGACTCAGGAGTTCTGCCGTGACGGCATAGGTTGCCGTCGCGTCAGTGCCCTTCGAAACCCACCACTGGTCACCCTGAAGGAGCGTCACTTGGTTGGACGCCACCGCAGGAGTGAAGTTGCCGAAGTACGAACCCGAACCAGACGTGCCGTAGAGCGTCGTGCTGGTCGTGGTGTTCGTGCCGTTGGAACCCGTGACCTTGACCACGTTGATCGTGTCAGTGCCGGTGCCGAGGACCGTTGCGGCGATGGTCACGGACTTCACAATCTGCGAAGTGAACGCAGCTTGCTTGGTCGTGATACCGGCCGCGCCAGTGATCGTACCGAGACCGACAGGGTACACCGCCAGATAAGCGGGGTGGTCGTAGACTTGTGATTTGACAGCCATGATTCCTCCTTAAGCCGCCGAGTCCCACTTCACGATGCGAGTGTTCGCAGCGAGAGTGTGGACGATGCCGAAACCACCGAGGTAGTACCAAGCGACACCCTTGGAACGACCGTAGTCGCTCGGGATCTTGCCTCGCATTTCCTCCGGAACCGCGACCGCTTCTGCGACAGTGTCATTGCCGAAGAAGAAGATCCAGTCCGACTTGCCGGTAGTCCACGGGGTCGTGGTGATGCCGTCAGTGCCGGTGCCCTTGGCGATGTTGGTCTGTTCGACGTAGCGAACGTTCTCGTACCGACCAATTTCCCCGTTCATGATGAGCTTGAAGCCCGTGTCCGAGTACTGATGGATCGTTTCGAGGTTGTTCTTGAACGCACGAAGAGTCGTGGGCCATGCCAGAGCGTAGTAGTCGTCGCCGAGGTAGGCGGGAATATTACGTTCCTTCATGGTGTCCACAATGGACTTCGCATGAGCGTTGTTGTACGCGATGGTGTTCGTGCCAGTGACCGTGCCGTTGGTGAACAGCGTGATCGCGGCAGTGTCCGTACCCGACACCGGGATGGCCCGGAGGAGCGTCTGGTTGAACTGCGTCCAGGCGAGACGGTCGAACGCTTTGACCGCATCGTTCTTCAGAACCTTCTGGATCAGTTCCATCACCGGGAACTTGGACAGGTTGTCCAGCTTACCCGAGTAAGGAATGCTGTTCGCAGCTTCCGTAATCGTGAGAGTGCCCTGCACGATCGTGAAGTTGGTTTCCGGCAGGGTGTTCGTTTCCTGAATCACACCGCCAGCCGTGGCAACGTCAGAGAAGACGTCCCACGTGAAGATATCACCTTTCTTTTTCCCTTGTTGACTCGCGTCACGCACGTCAGCGAACTGACGAAACTTGACGAGAGGCTGCACCGCCATACGGAGCACGTTGCTCAGTTGTCGGCTATACATGAAGCCGCCCAACGAGTTGACGGCCCAGACTTGTCCTGCCATGATTACTCCCTAGTTACGCATCCACTGAGGACCGCCACGGGCTTTCGCCATCGAAGCGATAACAGCAGAGGGCGTGTCATCCGGTTCTTGATCTGGCTCAGTGGGTTGGTTCTTGGCATTCGCCACGACCGGGACCTTCTGAGCCGCCGCCTTCTTCGCGCGCTTTTCGTCAAGAGATTCCACCTTGGACTCTTCCTTTGCAGGAGTTTCCGCGGGAGTCTTACTCTTCACCCAAGCACGAAGATCATTGCCGATACTTTCGAACCGTTCGTAATACCCACGAGTGTCCTTGGCCTCAAGCAGCTCAGCATCCCGCTTTTCAGCGAGTTCGAGCAGCACGGGGTCAGAGGTGATGTCGTTGTATTCCGTACGGAACTTGGCAACTGCTTCCTTAAAAGCAAGGCGTTCATCAATAGTGCGAGACACGTCGTCCGAGTTGATGGATGGACGCGCACTAGCCTGCTCACGAATCTTGCGAATCGCGGCAGTAGCCTCTTCAGGGGTGCCCATTTGTAGAGCGCGGACTAGCGCTGAATCTTCTTCGTCTTGACGACGCTTCTGATCCTCTGCGGTCACCGCTGGCTTGGTTTCAACCGGCGGCTTGGTAGATTCTTTGGCCTTGCGCAGATAGTCGTCAGCCGACTCTACCTTCTGCGCACGTTCGATGAGTTCGTCTTCGGTGAGCTCAAGCTCCTTACCGTTGACTTTGATCTTGAATTTCTTTACCTCCGGAGACGGAGTCTCAGCGGCAGGCTTTTCCTCAGGGTCGGCGACGACTGGATTACCATCAGCGTCCACCTCAGCGACGATTTCGTCCGGGTCGCGATCTGCTTGAAACGGGACCGTAGTGTCGTCGTCATTGACGTCGGCAAACTGGTCTTCGCGATCCTGGTCCGCGTGGTTCGCGATTGCTTCTCGCTTGGCGACGGCTTCATCGTTGCCAGATCCGATGACATTGCCACCAGTCTCGCCGCCGCCGTTCCCGCCTGTGTCCTCTGATTCAACTTTCATCGTCATTTCCTTCAAGAAGCTCAAGTGATTTGATCCCGTCTAGGACGGCTTCGGACAACCACTGTTCGAATTGTTCCGCTACTCTCACATCTCCTTGGAGACGTTGAACTAGCGTAGAATTGGTTGGATCGCAGATCTTGAGTTCCTGAATGGCGGCAGTATAACACTCCTGTGCGCGGATGCGCAAGTACCCACCAATGCGAGAGCCCCAAAAATTTTCTATTTGTTTGCCGAACGACGCCCGTTCAAGAAGCTCGTCCTTTTGATTCTGCGATTCGTCCATCATGTTCCTTCATCGTAAGTGCTGTCCAGTGGGTCGCAAGCGATCGCTTGTTTTCTTGAGCTTCGTGATTGACTGCAATCTTCTCTTTGCTCTGATTCGTAAGCTGCGTCTTGATGATGCCAGCTTTGTGAGCGTCTTGCTTGTCCTTGACAGCTGCCAGAGCTTTCTGCAGTTCGCCATTGAGCATTTGAACCTGCTGTTGAAGCTGTGCAACCTGAGGATTATCAACCGTAAAGAAGCGAGAGCCGTCCTGGTAGCCCAAATGACCGAAGATTTCCTTCCCAACCTCTACGGCGTTCATGCCAGGAGTCGGATTCTTCACGATGTTGGAGAAAGAAGTCAGCGCGGTGAGGAATTTCTGGAGTTTCTGAGTCGGGTCAGTGGCACCCATGCCAACATTCACGTTCAGTGTGATTTCTTGCATCAAAAGTTCGTCCGTAACTTCGTCAATTCCGAACCTTTGGAGCGAAGGAGCATTCTTTGCAGCGATACCGAGAATAACTCGGTCCGTTTCGTAGGCTTGTTCAAGCAAAACGAGTTGTCGGAGGACAGGCTGCACGAAAGTTTCAACGAAAGTGCGAATCAGATACTCCACGAGCGTGCCAGTGGACTGATTCAGCATCGTCATGTTGCGCGCGGGCGCGTTTCCAGCGCCCGCAGTCATCAAGGCCGCGGGATTGAAGTTGCCAAGCAACTCATCCATCGCCATGTCCATGCCTTGTTGCTCAGCGTAGGCCGACTGGGTGACGTCAGGCCACGTGATTTCACGCACGTCGTTGATGGGGTCGTTCATCATGACCACGCCGCCGGGGACGTTCCGCACAAGACCGGCGAGATCAACCTCCACGCCACGCTTGGCGAACCATTTCTTGTTCAGCGCAAACTTGACGTTATCGTTTCTGGAGTTGGCAACCTCATTGATTTCGTCCTGCAGACCCTTGCCAAGCTGAGGCACGCCCACGGGGATAGTCTTGTGCGCTTCCAAGATGCAGCAACCCATGACATACGGGCGCTTGCCATGGAAGACGACTTCCTTGAGAGGCACGACGTCCGAAATGACTTGGTGCTCGCCCAGAGTGTAGAACTCCCACTCCTTGCCGTCACGGCGATGGATGTGGCGCTGTATCCAAGCAATCTCGTAATCACCCAGAGCACGGTTGTCAGCGGACTTAGGATCCTCACCACCCGCTTGACGAGCAATGCGGGTAGAGTCCATGTTCGCGCCCTGACCTTGGGTGATGGCGCACTTCTTCCATTCGCCAGCGTCCATCTTGGCCTTGACGTCCATGGTCAGCATGGGCATCAGGTGAATGATGTAGGCGCTGGTGCCTACGATGTCAATCCAGCTGGCTGCTGGATCAAAACGGAAGTTCTCAATTGGGATGAGGTCGATGCAGGGCTTGTCGACCTCCATCTCCTCATCGAAGTGCCAGTAGATGTGAGCGACAGTCACGCCCACAGTCTGCGCATCCTGAATACCGCCCAGGACAGTCTGGAACCACGGAATCGTGCGCGTCAGTCTGTACTGAACGACTTCCTTCCAGATCTCAGCGCTGATAAGTTGCGACTTGTCGGACTGGTCGGCGGCAGAAACGCTCACGACGTCCATGTTCGAAAAGAAGGCCGCTGCTGCGGCCGCTTCATTCTTCCGCATCACCGACCGAATCTTGGGGCGGAAGAGCTTCGACCGCTTGTCGTACGATGCTGCGTTGTACTTTGAGTCAGCGGGGTGCTGATTGTTAAATGCGCGGATGCTGTCTTCCCATCCCTTGCGGAAGTTCGAATTGACGAAATCTGTGCTGGAACGATACGCAGCGCGCGCTCGAGCGAGCCAGCCGCTCTCGTCCATTCCCTCATCCGGATTCGCCGTCTGAGCGGTCGGTGGCGTGTTCTGCGTATCGGGCTGCATTACTTCTCCCAGACCTGTTTCTCGTCGTCATCGTGAGTCGTGCCCACGTTGCGCTTCACATTCACCGCTCTATCGTCGTACAGGACCTGCATGTGCGAGTCCTTCGTGTTGGTGATCTTGAGCACTGTGCCCAAATGATCCTGCATCCACTTCCTCAGCGCTGGATGTGGCTTGCGGGCAGTGAAGAGACGTACGTCTCTTCCCTCCGCAAGCCACTTCCGCACGCGCTTGACCATCTCGTCTATGGGCGCGCCCGTGTGTTCATCTCCACGATAGTGGTCGTAGTGAGCAAGGGTGCCATCAAAGTCCACCCCTATCCACCCACCACCACTTGATCGTGGATTCGTACTCACTGATGCACTACGTCGGTGACCGTGGGAATGGCCGCCGACGGCGGCGGAGTCACTGAGTAACCCATGCCCTTGAGCAGAGTCACCGCAGCGTCCTCCTTGGCTCTCGATTCCACGTGCGTCATAAACCGCTTGAGCACGTCATGAATGCCAGTATCCACCTTCGTGAGATATTCCTCGAAATACTGCTTCAGCTTGTCCAATTTCACTCCTTGCTCGCTCTCTTCTTGAGCATTGATGCCGGGGGACCACCCTTGGGGCCGTTCGCCCTGTAACCGCTGAAGTCTGGTTGGGACATCTGCGGCTTGCCGAAGGTATCCGCGTAGGACTTGCCGATTTCGCCAGCGTCCACGCCTTCTGCCTTCTTCATTCGTTTGTCCGCGACGCGATTGGGATTGGTAATCCCGTCGAAGTCTGCATCTGCCATTATGTTGCATCCTTGATAGTCATGAATTCACCATTCCACGAGCCTCGCGGGACGCCTGCGCGTTCGAGAAGCTCCCCACCTGCCACGACGACCGCCTTCTCGATTTCCGAGATGGTTGCCGCGCGAGCGCAGTCCACAGTGTAGCCCCAGTTGCCCTCGATCGCCATGTTTTTTACGCAGAGGGCGCCGCCCGGCATCCAACCAACCATCCACATATGTTCGGGGTATGCGGTGGTCAGTTTCTGGCAGGCGAGCTTTGCCAGGAGTTCCATCTGGTTGTTCTCCGCATCCGGAGTCTTTTCCATCGTGGCAATGTCTGCGTAGTCGTTCATATTAGTTCGTCTGATTCCAGGGCTTGTAATTGACGGGAGGGAAGCTAGTCAGATTTCCGCCCAGTTTCGCACTGAACGTCACGCTGCTAGGATAGTTGGTCAGCGTATCTCCTGCCGTAACGAACGCAGTGAAGTTCTGGTTCGGCAAGGTGAATGCGGGGTTGGAATCCGTGGACGGATTCTGTGTGCCAATCCACGTACCGTTGATGGAGAAGAACACGTTCCCGTTTGCTCCATTGATCGCAATACCGATCGTAGCGCCTCCCGTGGAGATACCATAGGCTGCGCTGTTCGTCTCAATGCCATTCACTATAACACCAGAGGGGAGACTGCCCGGAACGTTCCCCGCCAGCATACAATAGACGCCGGTGTTGAATGGATTGATGACATTATTGCTTCCGCCAGCGTTGGTGATAAACCCAAAGCCTCCGCCGAAGTTACCGGTCCCCACCACTATCTCAAAGTATCTCTTGTCTGTGACTGTGTAGGTGGTCTGATTGGTCGTACTGGACACACGAGACGCTTGCCAGCCGAACGGGGCCGTGCCGATCAGGTTACCGCCAGACAGCGTCAGAGCAGTCACCCCCTGCGTCGTACCAGTCGGCGTGAAGAATTGAGCCGTGCCAAACGTAGCCGGGGGAAGAGAACAGACGCTGATGTCGCCGAACTCAGTCGACGAAGTCGGGCCGCTGCTATCAATGAAGAACTCTATGGAGTCAATAAGCGCAGACGTGTGACTGTTGACAAAAGTACCAGTCTGGATGACTGTGCTCGGCAACTGAGTGATTGTGTAAGTTGAATTGCCAGCGCCCGGATTCACTGCAATGTCACACTGATACCAAGTGTTGACTGTGATAGATCCTGGGGAGGCAGTGACGCCGACTTCGCTATCCAGCGACAACCAGATTCGGCGGGAGGCATCGAAGCTAGATTCCCGACGGGGGTTGATCGTACAAGACAGAGTGGACCCTGTCTTGAAATAAATGACAGCCGCGTCGTCAGAATTCAGATCAGTACACTGAAACTTTACGGAATACGTGTCTCCGGTCTTAGGTCCTATGGACCTTATCGCCGTAGCAGGCGGACTAGTGTTCTGCGTGGCGCAGTGAATGCCTAGATCGCTGCCATATGGGGTCGCTACGATCGAGAACAGCGAACTATTTCCCGTGAACGAGTACGGGACTAGTCCTGCGGCGAAATTCTCGAACACGCAGGAAATCAGGGAAGTAATCTTGTACTTCCCAATGATCGCCGCAAGTTGTCCAGAAGAAGGCACTAGAGTACGTCTCCGCCCACGTACCAGACATCTAACGTTTCTTGAATGGCGTGGATGAGAGAATTCTGCGTGCGACAGCTGTTTGAACTAGCGTTCTTCAACGTGACGCCAGCGCCGGCCTGGAAGGACGTGGCCCCCGTTCCCTCTTGGCGAGCAATCAACACTGCACCGATCGGCCACGCTAGGGAAGTCTGTCGCAGGATAGTCACCGCATTGACGCCAGCATTCGTCATCGTGATGATGGTGTTGAAGTAGTCGGACAGGGCCGCGTTGTAGTTCAGTCCGGTCTGAGCATTGACTCTGAACGTGATTGGCTGTATGAGGCTGAGGGGTGCCTTCTTGCCAATCAGTGGCAGACCTTGCTCAAGGTAGACCAGATCTGTCGGCGTGGCGAGAGTCGCCAGCGGCAGATTGTTGAGGTAGTTACTCATACGAGAATTCCTTGAACGAGCCAAAACCACCGTTCAAGCTACCGCCCGGCCCACCCTCGGCAATAATGATGCCGTCTCTCATGTCCGGATACTGAGTGCCTGCAATCAGCAGGAGCGTGTCCCCGACCACTCCGTAGATGCCGGTCAGGTTCTTGTCAGTGCTGTCGAACGCCGCGCCGTTTGAGAACACGTAGATGCGATGGTCTGGCTCACGGAAGGCTGTACCCCACGCTCTCTCCACTTGGTCAAGCCAGGAGATGGTCCGGGTCGTGACCTTACTGCCGTTCTGTGGGGGAATGTTACTCATCTTCGTCCTCAGCGTTCGGTAGCGGGTAGGTTCCGTCCAGGTCCCACGAGATGTCGTCCTCGGGATCTGGGCCAGCGTCCCGTTCGTTCTCAGGCATACTCAGGTTCAATGTAGCCCGGCTCCATGAAGTTAGGCGCGTGGGGCTCCAGATCGTAGATACGCGACACCGCATCGACCAAGTCCTTCTTTCCGCCGAAGGGAAAAAAGTGAACTTGCATACGAAAGTCTTTGGACAGGTCATACACGGCCCTGATCTCATTCATTCGTTTGATGCTTCGGGCAACGCGATAGTCGTAGCCAGTATTCTTGAGCTTCCGTTGAGTGGCGGTGAGAGCGTTCTCGTCAGTGTCGTATGGAAGGAAGAACTTATGGGCTCTAAAGTCAGGGCCAAGTCTTTGGACTCTGTCCACCTTAGAACCCTCACCGTCCCGGGGCCACATAAGTTCTTCGATTGGAAAGTGCCCTCCTTCTCCAGGCTTTCCCATCTGTTCTTCGAAATAGTCAAGATCGGCTTGGGCACCAAATGCTTCATATCCCACCTTGCAATTCTGAACCCCCGTGGCTCTCCGCCACTTGTGATACATCTGCGCCGTGCGAACCCACCGCTCCCGCAGATCCATCTTGTGGTTGTATCCGTCCAACAGATACTTGTTCATGGCGTAGTCGACACCAACGACCGCGACGGCAGTCTTATCACTGTCCTTCTTCTTAGACCGTGCCGGGTCGACC